GAGCGTCTCTGCGTCCACGCAAGCGTTCTCTTGCCCGGCGGATAGCGATCTTACCTTTCGCCAAATCAAGCGTATCAATTTCATCAAAGCCGAAATCGGTGAATGAAAAGCCCTTAATCCGCTCAGGATGAAATGCAGACACTATCTTAACTTGACCCTGTTCTGTTTTGATTGTAAGTTCTGATTTGTTCTCTACGTATTTGATTCCCGCCATATCCAACATATCGCAATACGGGTAAAAGAACAATTCCTTCGCGTCGCCATAAGATGGGTAGCCGATGCCGACATTACTCCTGCCGGTTGCGCCCGGTCTACTGATGTGGCAGATGAATGTCTTAGCAAGAAACGCTGCAGTTTTGCCAGATCCGAGCCCACCGATTAGTCCAAGCGTTCTGCTCCAATCATTAAGGAATTGCCATTGATGCGGCAAATAATGATCTTCACAAAAGTTAATCTTCATCGGATTCCGCCAGCCGCGCTGGGCGCATGCATATTTCTGGTTTGTTGTGGTCTTGCGGCGCATCCGGAACATCTTTCTGCCCAAGATACTGCTTGCCAAGCCAAACTAAAAGTGTAGGATTATGTTCTTCAATCGCTGTTTTTACCTGCGCTTCGGATAATTTCATCTTCATTCCAGAAAATCCTTTTTTATACTCCTTGGAAAATTCAGATTTATCGTCTTGCATGGCAGCTCGGATTGTATCTACGTGACAGCCGATCTGCTCAGCCATTGTGTCGTATGTAGCGCGGAAATAGCCAAATATTTTGGCTTGCTTTGGATCAAGCTCAATGCGCGGTCTGCCTACGGGTTTCTTTGGCTGGTCTTGTGCCTTTGCTGCTTTTGAGACTATCTTAGCCATATTATCCGTCCCACGGCATGCCGATGCCGAAGTGTCCCCACTCTGCTGTTTTTTCATAATCAATATCACGAAGCCCAAGCGCATCGATAATTGCTTTTGGTGTCAAGTTGTAATGTGAAATGTCAACATGATTTCCATCGGCAATACACTCCGTCATTACCGGATCAGGAACGCCGATTGCATAAGCAAGCGAAACGATAACTTCTTTTGCATATTTCTGGCGCAAGATATCGACAGCAATTTTTCTTGCCATATACGCAGCAGAGCGATCCACTTTGGTGGGATCTTTACCGGAAAATGCGCCGCCGCCAATGGGTGTTCTTGTCCCGTAGTTGTCTATGGCAAGCTTCCTGCCAGTTACGCCAGAATCAGCGTCAAGCCCGCCGGTTTTCCAATCGCCGGCAGGATTGCACATTATCGATTCGCATTTTCTGCCATCAAGCCACTTGTGCACAAGGGATCTCAGGTCTCCGCTCTTTGTGTTGTGAAAGCTTGCGACAATAGTGGATATTTTATTGCCGTCCATTGTGATTTGAGTTTTGCCGTCAACTTCGTGTCGCATATAAATGAATTGGCACAAGTCTCTGGCGAGGTTTAGTTCCATAGGAATAAGATTATCATTTTCGTTGCAGGCATATCCGATCATAATGCCTTGATCTCCGGCGCCTCCTGCATCAACTCCCATCGCTATGTCGGGTGACTGTCGCACAATATTGACTTGCACTCCGCATTCACCATCTGTGATCCTGCGGGCTATGTCAGCAACATCAACAAATGCTGTGGTTGTCATTTCACCCAGAACGGTCACAATGCCATGACCGGCACAAACTTCTATTGCCGTTCTTGCGTTTTGGTCTTGTTTGATTGCCTCCGTCAATATGGCATCAGCTATGCGGTCGCACAGCTTGTCTGGATGCTTCGGAGTTACACATTCAGCGGTTCTCATTCGATACTCCTTATTCGGATATTATCTCATCACACATTTAGAAAATCTTTGTCTCTTTCTTCTCTTGAAAACACTATTCCATTGGCATACTTTGCCAAATCATCTTTAACATAAAACCTCAATCCAATGTCTCGGCAAATCTCAACTGCATTTTTCAAGAACTTAGCCCAATCAATTAGTCTTTCTTGAGGATGGTTATTTATTTTCCCTATCTTCACATGATCTATGAATCCGGAAACAATTTCTAGCATTTTCAAGGATTCCACTGGATCAATAACAGGCTCAAAGCTTGCCCAAGTAACTATCCCATTTTCAGCAAATAATTCCAGAGCTTCTATTCTGTCCCTTCCCACAGGAGCCCCCGGTTCCCACATTTTAGATAAATCGTCATCAAACAGGGTAAGGGTGGTTCCCATTTTAAAATGCCTCATATCTGACATTATATCGATATCCTTTAGCCCTTTTCTTGGGTTCTTCGTTAGCACTGAACAATGGATATCGTGCTCATGGAAGGCACACAACACATCTCTAGTTTCTCCCGATTCCAGTCCACAATAAGGATCACCAGTAAAACTTAAAAGAACCTGCTCTCCGCTATTTTTTGATTTCGAAAACCTTTCTGCCTCTTTCCACAATCCAGCCATATTTACAGAAACATTATCATGGCAATACTGGGAATTAAACACTTTCATCATTCTTGGGACATAGCAATACCTACATCCATGATCACAGCCTTTGAAATAGTTCATAGCAAATGGACTATATTCTCTGGCTCTCCCTCTTGGTTCATAAATTTTAATCATTTTGAATCTCCTTTATGTGGAACATCAAAACACATGTAGTGTTTTCTGTCAACATATTTTATTGAATAAGAGAAGATTCCGTTGTTTGCCAGGTATTGTTCCATAACCTGCATTGGGTTTTTATTGAAGAGGGTAGAGCTTTTGTTGATCATTTCTTTTGTGAAGCCAGACTGCTTAAGGATCCCATGAGGCAATGCACCATGATGAGTCTGGATGTATGTCACAAACACTCTTCCTGTGTAGTTGTGGTTGAATAGTATTTGTAATTGTGCAAATGGGCATCCGTATGCGTCAAGATCAATAATATCAAATCTGGATAGATTTATGCCAGAGAGCACCTTAAGATTATCGGTAGCTATATCCACATTGGGATGATCCACTTTGTCAACTTGTAAAACTTTTATTTTTTTAGCGGTGCGTTTTTTAACGGTGTTCCAAATCAGCCCTTTTCCTGCATATGCGTCCAAAACGCAAAGGTTGTCTTTTTCAGGCAAGTTGTTAAGCCTGAGGTTGACCTTCATTTCGAGGTGTGAATTATTAGTTTTGAGATTGCGAGATTTCGATTCCATCTAATTCCCTGATGGCTTTAATGGCGTCTTGAACATCGAGGACTAAATCAATTGGAACGCTAATTAAGTAATGAACTTTTTTTATCGGTCGTATTTCTTTATTTTTCTCATCTATGTCTTTAATTTCTGTTTCTATGTCTGGCATATCCATGCCAATATCATCAAAGTCAAATTCGCCAAACTCAGCAGATAATATCTCAAAGTCCCAGTCACCGAATTGCACATTGTCCCTAATAACGAACTCCTTTTGCTGCTCTGGCGTGAGATCAGTGGCGGCGATCGCCCACTCATCCGGGATGTCTTTCATGCCAAGCTTTCTAATAGCTGCGAGCCGCTGATTCCCGCCTAAAACATACATGGTCTCGGGATCGTAAACCATTGGGCGTAGCTTCATCATCTCAGGAAATGATTCGATTGAGCGCATAAGTTTTTCAAGCTTGTCTTTACTACATTTTCGCGGATTATTGGGGTTGAACTTAAGCTTGTTTGTCTTCATTCATCGCCTCCATTATCCAGTTTTTGTGAAACTCATAAGCTTGTTTGTTGTTTTCTAAAATGTATTGTTCGATGCGCGCATTATCGGAAAGATTGCCAGAGCCTTCGAATACGATATGCTTCCCACATTTGGTTTTAATGAGCGTAACCTTGGCGTGAGACCACGCAAAGCCAACTGATAGATTCTCAATCTGCTTAGCCTGTGTTTCCAGCATGCGAGTCCAGTTTTCGTATTTCTTGTTTTCCCTGAAGAAGCTCGATATAAGAACTGAAATTGGCACTGTTTCCGATAGACTGATAATTTTAGCTACAGCTGGTTGGTTCATACGATAAATAGCGATAATAATTTCTTCCGGTTCATGATTCTGCAGAAGCGCATAGATGGCTGTGAGCGCATTCATGTTTTTTGTGGTGACAATGCGATATTGCGTTCCTTCTGGCAGATCGAAATCCGCGATCTCTTCCAGATAGCGCACTGATTTTGTGA